AGCTCGTGAAACTCCACCTGGAAGTCAAATTTTAGCTTTTCCTAGAAAGTATTTTAATCAGAAAGGAGGTCCTGCTACTGTAGCTTCAACTGGAGTAGGTAATAAAGACCGCGGAGCATTTCCTAATTCAATACATTTTAGATCATTAAAGAGAAAGAAATTTGATGCTTCAGAAGGTGGTGTAGGAGAAGGTCAAGAAACTACAGGTAAAGCTGAAGGTGTGGACGGCACAGCTTCTGATGTACATAACGATAGAGGAGCATGGGGTTCTGTTGACCCTAGAGTAGAACCAATCTATGATATATTTTTATATCTTCCACATCAATTAGGAGATGCGGTTAAATTAAGTTATAGTAATGATAATGAAGCTGGTATCATGGAAAGTATGTTTGCTAAACTATTTTCATTCGGTGATACTGATGATGCAGTAAAAGAAAATGTTGGTGCTAACAATACAGATTTCGGTGAGATGTTACAAGTACTTAAAGATAAATTACCTGGTGGTAAAATTGTCCAACAAGCCACAGGAGCTTTAGTTAATCCTATGAAGTTTCAATTATTTACTGGAGTTGAGATGAGATCCTATTCATATAAATTTACATTAATACCTTCAACTCCAAACGAAGCATTAGAGATTAAAAAAATAATTGCTGCATTTAAACTTTCTTCATTACCAGGTATAGCAGGAGAAAATGGTAGAATATGGACACAACCAAATGAATGGGCTATTAGATTCAGAGGTCCTGTAGCTAATTGGCTTGATTTTCCATTAACAGTCGCATGTACAGGAGTTGAAGTTGATTACAGTTCTGGTGGTACTTATACTCTTATGGAAGATGGATCCCCTGCAGCTATTGATTTAACAGTTCATTTCGCAGAAACAACACAACTAAACAGACAAAAATATGCAAAACAAGTTTCAGCACTTACGGGAGCAGGGAGAGATATGGCAGCTGCAGAAAGAGGTACTAAAATTGTAGATCAAGAGATCCATCGTAATGATGGTCATACAGTTAATTGGACACAAGAACAACTTGATGCAAGAAATAAAAAACAAGGAAATACAGGTGATTAATTATGGCAGACGGATTTTTTAAACACATACCAAATATTGAATACGATTTTAAAAGTGATGGTAAATTTTTTCAAGCGAAAGATATGTTTCGCAAAGTATCTACATGGAGTTATCTTCAAGAAGGTGTTACAGGATATAGTTATTACAGAATAACAGAAGGTGAAAGGCCTGATGTCGTAGCTGCAAGGTTATATGGAGACAGTACTCTTTATTGGTTATTCTTTTTAGTTAATGAAAATTTACAAGACTTGAGTGATTGGCCTAAATCAAATTCTTTGTTTGTTAAATTTATGGATAGAAAATATCCAGGCACTTGTTTAGAAGCTTCTTCATCAACAGATATAGTTTCATACGATCATTCAAAATCCGAAGATGAACAACTAGCTAGTCGTAAATTTATATTAGGAGAAAAGGTTTCACAATCATCATCTGTATATGGTTTCATAACTGATATAAACCCAACACACAATAGAATTACATTAAATAGTGTTATTGGAAACTTCACTGCTAATAGTACAGCAACAGGCGCTGATTCAGGAAAGAGTTTTACAATATCTTCTGTTGTAAGTGAACAGAATGCAATTCATCATTATACAGATTCTAACGATTTCAGAACAACAGTATCAACAGGAAATACAGCTGTATCAAATTTAAGTTATGAAAGAGAAGTGAATGAAGATAAACATGAAATAAGATATATTCAATCTGCTTATGTTAGTAGAGTGATTAAAGAATTTAAAAATTTAGTGAGAGATTAATTATGGCTGTAGCTGATAGCTCAAAACCATTTAGTTATGAATTAGAAGTTTTAACCCTTGTTAATAATGAAGGAGAAGGTTTTGACCTTCGTAAAATTTTTCTTGGTGTTAAAATACATGAATCAATTAAACAAAATTTTTTACTAGGTGAGATAGCTATAGCTGATGCAACAGGCCTATTAGAGAATGCTAGAATAGCCGGACAGGAAACTTTAAGAGTAAGATTTAAAGCTCCGTTTGGAGCAGAAGATGAAATACATGATGAAGATATAATAGATCAAGTTTTTCGTATTTATAAGGTAGGCCAAATTCAAAGAGCTGGACAAAATACTATAATCTATAATTTAAAGTTTTGTTCACCAGAATTTGTTCAATCAAAACGAATTAGAGTTAGTCAAGCCATTAAAGGTTCAATGACTAACATAGCAGGTAAGTTAGCTAAAGATCATTTGGGAATAGAGATTACAGATGGAGAAGGCGGTAAGCTTACTCCCTATTTTGAAATCAGAGAAAAATCACAAGGAGACAATTATCAAGTAGTCATTCCAAATTGGAGTGTTAATTATGCTATTAATTGGTTAGTCGGTCAAGCACAAGGAGTCGATTCACAAAGTGGTCTACAAGATTCTTTTTTCTTTTATCAAACAGCTAACACAGGATTTAGAATACAATCATTAGCAAGTATGATGGAAATTGATTATTTAAATGGTGATCCTTTTGTTTATACAACTGTGGGTTCAGATGACCCTCAAAAAATTCCATGGGATCAAGTTAAACCTGGTGCTATGGGTATGGGTAGAAGAATCATAAATTATAGTATTGGTTCAACAGCTAATATTTTAGAAGGAATTGTACAAGGATTATTTAGTTCAAAACAATTAACTGTTGATAATACTTATCAATATCTTTCAGAAAGGTCATATAATTATTTAGATAAATTTTATGCTGGTAAAGATATGGCTATGAATGATCACCCATTAGTTAGAACAACTGATGAAGTAATGCATATTGGAGAAGCTGCATCTCAAGATGATACAAGTGATTTAGTTCAAGGTACTTATGCTGAATATAAAAGTATGGGTGATTATGGAGAAGCAAATCAATTATTAGTAAGTGATAGACATTTTGTAAATGATGAAGGTAATAAAATTAATCAAGCTAGTCATAACGCACATTTAGGTTCAGCCCAATTAAGACAGGCTGTACCTCAATTATTAAAGTATTCAACAATGAATTTATTATTACCTTGTCGAACTGATATTACTACAGGTACTTTAATTAATTTAGAAATAGATGCAGTAAGACCTGGAGCTAAAAAAGAAGATTCAGCCTTTAATAGTGGTAAACATTTAATAACTGATATTATGTGGGAGCTATCATTAGATCAATGTAAGGTAAATGTTAAGTGTATTAAAGATTCTCTTATTAATCAACTTGAAACTTGGGCACCAGAACTAGCTGAAAGAATAGAGGAAGGTTAATATGTATCAAGGTAGAGATGGATTTGAATGGTTTACAGGGATTATTGAAGATAGAACTGATCCAATGTTTTTAAATCGAGTTCGTGTTCGAATATTCGGAGCTCATACACACGATAAACAACTGATAGCTACAGCTGATTTACCATGGTGTGAAGTTATGATGCCAGTAACATCTCCATCATTATCTGGACTTGGTACAACAACACATGGTCTTGTTGAAGGTTCTTTTGTAATTGGTTTTTATAGAGATAAAGGTTCACAACAGGATCCTATAATTATGGGTTCTCTTATTGGAATTCCAGGAAAGTTTTCAAGAGTAGATGAAAAAATAGATGATAAGGGTACAAGAAATTATACAAAAGTAGATAGGAAACCAACAGAAGGATTTAACGATCCACGATTGGATTCTGCATCATCTTATAAAGGAACACCTGACGGACCAAATCCAGAACATATTCAAAGAAGTTATGGACTAACATTAGGGTTAGACAAATCTCCTAGACGAGATGGAGAAAGTAAAGGTGTATTATATCCAAAAGAAAGTTATTATGATACATCATCAGTTAATTTATTAGCAAGAGCTACAGACCATCTTGCAGGTCCTTTAGGTTTAACTGGAAATCCAACTCCTGTAAAGGACTCATATCCAAATGATGTTATTGAAGCAGGTGGTTTTGGAAAAACTTTATATCAAGGTCGTAGTGGAAAAGAAAAAAGATTAGATTGGGTAAAACCAATGTATCCATTCAATCATGTTTACGAATCTGAATCTGGCCATGTAATTGAAATAGATGATACACCAGATTATGAACGGATTAATGTATTCCATAGATCGGGTGCACGAATAGAAATTAATAATAAAGGCGAAATACATATCCTAGCTGCTCCAGAACAAGATATGAATTTACAGGCTGAGAATATTAATTGTCGTAGTGTAGGAAAAGGTGGTAAAGTAAGAATTCAGGCTGATACAAAAGTTGATATCTTAGCTAAAGAGGCAGCAAAAATTGTATCTGAAGGTGCTACTGATATAATTTCATCAGGAGCGACAAAAATAACAGCTTTGAAAGATGTTGTAATGAAAGCAGTTAAGAAAGTTAAAATACAATAATGAGTACAGAAGTCGCAGTAGTTGAAGTTCCACCTATGGAGTGTCCAGCAGTAATGCTACCAACTCCTGCAAACATGAAGAACTTGACTAAAACTCTTGCGGCACTTCCAGCTCAAATTGGAGCTCAGATGCATGCGCAAGCAGCAACAATGGCTCAAGATGAAGCTGATAAATTAACAGAAGAAGTAGACAAGTTAAAAGAAGTAGTTGAAACTATTTTAGATGTAATAGATGCTCCTAATTTTGAGAGTATTGATTGGCCAGATTTAAGAGCTGAAATTGGTATAGATAAACTCTTTCAGAAATTTCCAATCTTTCTTCAAGTTAAGATGATAGAAATTATAACGACAGTTTTTCCAATAGAAGTTGAAGTCCCTGTTCCTCCACTTGGAATCAATGTAGATATAGTTAAATTTGTTATTGACGAAGATTATAAAAGTAAGTTAGTAGCTGACTTAACAGGTAACGGTGAAGATATCAAAGCACAGATAGCCGCTCTTGATCCTGAAGTTTTAGGTGATGAGTTTATGGATGAAGTGAATAAATTAAAGGGTAGTATTATAGACCCGTTGTATGCAGTACTTCCACCTGAATGGCAGTCATTTGGTGGAGAAGAAGGTTTTGAAATTTCAGAATTAAAAGGTCAAGCTATAATAGCTTTTCTTGAATCTAAAATGAGTGGACTTGGAGTAGGAATGTTGTTTGATGCATTTGCAGGTTTGATAAGTATGTTTGATGAAATATGGGAGGCTTTAGGTTTACCTGACTTACCAATTCCATTAAGTTTAGATGTAGGGGCTATGATTGCAGCTATTGTAGATGCAGAGAAAGCAAAGTTTACAGCAGAGATAGAAGCTTTAGATGCAGGAGAATTAACAGGTGAGGATTTAGCTAATGCTAAAATAGCAGCATTCGATAAAATGGGTGGTGCAATGACTGAAGGATTAGAAGGACTTTCAATAGCAGGCTTTGATGTAATGAGTTTAATAGGTGGACCTATTGATGATCCAGTTGAATGTTTAGCTTTAAAGAAGAAAAGAATATGTGAAGAAATAGGAAGGTTTAAAGATAACTGGCAATTCTATTTACTTAGAAAATGGATGGAAACAGTAACATCTTTTTTTGATGCTATTGGTTTAGGTGCATTAACACAATGGATAGGTTGTGATTTTTGTACTTTCCTAGGAATAATAGGATTTCCAAAGAGTATTGATTTAAGTTTTTCAGATCACATTAAAGAAGTTGAAAACAAGGTAGTTTCACCTCTTCCAGCGACATAAATAGTAGTATGGCTCAATTTAATAGTAAAAATAAAGCATCAAGAGTGGCACGAAGGTGGTTCACCGATATTGATATAAATATGAAGAATCATCCAACAACAGGAGATGTAGTTTTAAAATATGATTTAAATTCAATCAAAAGGGCAGTTAGAAATTTAGTATCAACTAATCATTACGAAAGACCCTTTAAACCAGGCCTTGGTGTCAACCTTAGGGGTATGTTATTTGAATTAGATAATACAGATATATTGGTATTAGAAGAAGAAATTAAAACTTTATTAAACGCATTTGAGCCTAGGGCTAGTTTTACAAATATAATGACATCTGCAAATGGACATGAATTAGATGTTACAATTATGTTTCAAATTGGTAATAGTCCCGAACCACATTCATTAGACCTAATATTAGAGAGAGTAAGATAATGGCAACAATAAAAAGTTCAAACATTAATATAACAGATTTAGACTTTGAACAAGTAGAATCAAGTTTAAAAGAATACCTACAAGGACAAACAGTTTTAAAAGATTATAATTTTCAAGGTTCTAATTTATCTATACTTATAGATTTACTAGCATACTCTGCTCATACTTCAGCATTCAATGCTAACATGATAGCATCTGAAATGTTTTTAGACACAGCACAAATCCGAAAGAATGTTGTATCAAGAGCTAAAGAATTAGGATATACTCCTTCTTCACGAACAGCAGCTAAAGCTTCTTTTGATTTAACAGTTAATAATCCAACAATAGGTAGTGAAACACCTGATAATTTAACCATCAATAGAGGCCATGAATTTACAACTGTTTATGACGGAACATCATATACATTTATAGCATTAGATGATGAAACAATTACACCAACAAGTGGTGCATTTAGATTTGATGAATTAAATATATATCAGGGTAGATTAGCTACTGATGTTTATAGATACAATAGTCAAATAGCTAATCAAAGATTTCCAATATTAAATACTAATGTAGACACATCAACAATTAAAATTAATGTTACTTCAAATAATACAGTAACAGCTTGGAGTAGAGCTGGAGACTTAACTGGTATTACAACAACTTCAACTGTATTTTATTTACAAGAAAATGATGATGGCTTATTTGAAATATATTTCGGAGATGGTGTAATTGGTAAAGAACCAATAGATAGTGATGAGATTTCTATATCTTATTTAGTAACTGACAATTCTCATGCTAACGGAGCTAAAGTTTTTTCAATGGCTACATCTATTAATGGAAATTCAGATGTAACATTTACAAATACAATCAGTGCATCAGGTGGTAAAGATATTGAAACATCAGATCAAATTAAATTCTCAGCTTCGAAGTTTTATACTTCACAAAATAGATTAGTTACAGTTCAAGATTATAAAGCCAAATTACAAGACTTATATCCCGGAGCAGATTCAATAGCTGTATGGGGTGGAGAAGATGCAGACCCTATACAATATGGTAAAGTATTTTGTTCTATTAAACCTTCTCAATATTCAAACAATTTAACAACAGCTGAAAAGACACAATTAAAAAATGATTTAAGTAAGCTAAGCGTTCTAACAGTTAGACCACAAGTAATTGATTCAGAGATACTACAAATATTAGTATCAACTAATTTTAAATATGATCCTTCAAAGACATCTCTTACTAAATCTGCTTTAGAAACATTAGTTAGAGCAGCTATCATAGCTTACGACAATGACAATTTATCAGGTTTTGATACATTGTTTAGACATTCACCAATGACAAATAAAATAGATTCAGTTGAAACATCAGTTCTTTCAAACATTACAACTATTAAGTTGAGAAAGAATTTCAGTGCAACAGTTGATGGCACTGCATCTAGTATGACTTTAGATTTTGGTAATGCAATTTATAATCCACATGCTGATCACAATAAAGCATCTGGTGGTATTTTAACGACAACAGGTTTTTATGTTTCAGGTGATGTAAATACAGAATATTATTTTGATGATGATGGTTCTGGTAATGTAAGACGATATTACTTATCAGGTTCAACTAGAGTCTATAAAGATAATACAGCTGGAACAATAACATATTCATCAGGTAAGATTAGTGTAAATTCATTAACATTGGGTTCAACATCTAATACTGATAATACAATAGATTTCACAATTATTCCAAACTCAAATGATGTCATTTCAGTTCGGAACCAATTGTTGGATATCACAGCAGCCGAGATTTCTGTTACGGGTGTAGCAGATACAGTTGCTAGTGGTGAAACGAGTGCTGGAGTTGGTTATACAACCTCATCTAGTTACTCCTAAACTATGATCCATGTATATGCATGGAGTAGAATTCCCTCATGGTGAGGGTTTTAAAAATGCTTATTTAAGAGGAAACTAAAATGGCAGATAAAAAAATAACCGCGCTTACGGATTTAAGCACAGGAATCGCAGCAGAAGATTTATTGCATGTGATTGATGATCCTTCTGGTACTCCAGTAAATAAAAAGGTTTCAGTCGCTAATGTATTAAATTACATTCCTACATTCCTAGCATTCGCACAGGCAGAACAAACTTTAACAGGTGCAGGTGCAGCCAATGTTACTAGTGCAGTTACAGCTTTTGTAACTAATACTGATAACTCTGGTAATAATGCTGTAACATTAGCTAATGGTACTACAGGTCAAGTAAAGATTCTTTACACAAAAACAGAAGCTTCTTCTGGACAAACAAGTGTAGTAACGCCTGCTAATTTCGCAAATGGTACTACATTAACTTTCGATGCAGTTGGTGATGCCGCAATTATGTACTTTAATGGTACAAATTGGGTATTAGTTGCTGGCAACGGAGTTGCAGTAGCGTAATTAATTAAGTCATGCCTATTTTTTACGATAGAGTTGCAGATCAAATCGAGGAACTTCTACCTGAGTTTTATCAGACAGATGGACCTCGGTTTGTATCCTTTATAAAAGCTTATTTTGAGTTTTTAGAAAAAGGACAACTGATCTATAAAGATGCAGCAGACATTGATTACATTGGTTTAGAAGATGGAACAGTAGCGGGAGAGGCTTTTAATACAGACGGCCAGAGAGGCAATATGTTACAAGAGTCAGGAACTTACGCTCCATCTTCAATAACCAGTGCTAGATTTAATTATGAACATGATGTTGATACTCAAGATGAACCAATAATAGCAAAAACATCTTTTGAAAAAGATGAATATGTTGTAGGCGCTTCTACAGGTGCTGTAGGAAGAATTGATGTCATAGGTAATAGTTCTAACCTTTATATAGAACAATTTTCAGAATCTCAATTTGATATAGATGAAACTATAACAGGAATGACTTCTGGAATGGAAGCAAAGGTAGCTAGTTTCAAAGCTAGTCCTTTACATGCTGCTAATAATCTGTTATCATATGCCGATGTTGATAAGACATCAGGAGATTTCATAGAG